CATTGCAAGAGGAGATGAGCAAGCTGAGAATTGGTTACAAACCAGAAGGTCTCTTATCAATAATCTACAAACTAACTTTCTTCTTATGGGTGAATTAGATATACGACTGACCGATACATGGGATGCTCTGCATGAACTAAAAAATGAAATCAAAGGAATATGCAATTAAATAGTTATGGAGATAGTATGAAAAGATTATTAAAGACAGTGCATGTCGAGCACTATGAAGAATTTGAAGGCGATGAACGACTTATTAGAGTTGAAACTACAACGGAGAAACATTTCCCTAGTGACTCATCACCTAAACACAGACCAACCAAATCTACTAAAGTAGAGTACATATAGTTTATTATGGACAATTATATTAGAAAGTATGATAATGTAGTGACCGATGATTTCTGTGATGGTTTGATTGAAAAGTTTGAAGACCATCCAGAACAGCAAGAAAAACTATCTCAAGGCTTGATGTCTTTAACGCACCTTGAAATGATGCGTCCAGATACACAAATATGGAATAAAGATGTTATGCATCTTGTAGATGTTTTTAAGAAGTATGTTACAGTATACAAAAACGAATGTAAAATTGAACCAGTAATGTGGCCTGATAAATATTTAGTTGAATCATTTAGAATAAAACGATATTTACCAAATGATACAGATCAATTTGGGCCTCATGTAGATTCAAAAGATGCAAACAGTTGTAAAAGATTTCTAGCATTCTTTTTGTATCTTGATAATAATGATGGTGGTTCAACCATGTTTCCACAAATGGACATTACATCAAAATGTAAGAAGGGTTCATTATTAGTTTTCCCACCACTCTGGCCTTGGCTACATGAGGGTAAAAAACCAATTGATAAACCAAAATATATAGTAGGGAGTTATTTAAAATATGTCTGAATTATTAGACCAATTTGGTCAACCAATAGGTGGTAAGACTGAAAAAGAATTGCCGAATGCACCATTACCAAATGTCGAGCAGCTGCTGCAAGACCCAATTACAAAGAAGTTTCTTTTTCTTAATAGCAAGGAAGAGCCAGATATTACAGCTATAGGATTGACAGACGAAACTGATTACGCGGGCGTGGTCTACAAATACGGCCAAGTTACTCTCCCTGATGAGTCTAAAATAGTTGATGGAGAACCCTTGAGTTTACAGTTTAAGTATGATATAATAGAAAACAATGGATATCCTAAAGAAAAATTTGGAGATGATTTCTTCAAACTTATCGGAGATATTTTATTTCACATTATTATAACTCAATCAGAGGACGGCTCAATTGACGAACCAAACAATAGAACGGACAGCACTCAGTAATTTAGTATCCAACGAAGAATATTGTCGAAAGGTATTACCTTTTATCAAGGCTGATTACTTTGCTGTTAAAGAAGAACGAGTTGTCTTTGAAGAAATTACAAGCTTTGTTGATAAGTATCGAAAGATGCCAACAAAGATTTCTTTGGAAATTGAAGTAGAATCCAGACAAGATTTAACTGAAACTGAACATAACAAAATTGTGGAAATTATCAAAACACTTGATTCCACAGATGTTGATATGGATTGGTTGGTAGATACTACTGAGAAGTTCTGTAAAGACAAAGCCATCTATAATGCAATTGTTGATGGTATCTCTATTATTGATGGGAAGGATAAGAATCGTGGTGCAGATGCTATACCTAGTTTACTTACAGATGCACTTGCAGTATCTTTTGATAATGCTGTAGGACACGATTATTTTGACGATAGTGCCTCAAGATTTGATTTCTATCACAAGGTAGAAGAACGTATACCATTTGACCTAGAGTTTTTCAACAAAATTACCAAAGGTGGATTACCACAGAAAACATTGAATATCGCACTTGCTGGTACAGGTGTTGGTAAATCTTTGTTTATGTGTCACATGGCTGCAAACTGTTTATCACAAGGTAAGAATGTATTGTACATTACTCTAGAAATGGCAGAAGAACGCATCGCAGAACGTATTGATGCAAATCTATTAAATGTTTCTATGGAGAATTTACAAGACTTACCAAAGACTATGTTTGAAGACAAGATTAAGAAGATACAAAAAAAGACTAATGGTCAACTTATCATTAAAGAATATCCAACTGCATCTGCTCACTCTGCACATTTTCGTGGATTGATTAAAGAGTTATCTATCAAGAAGTCATTTAAACCAGATATGATTTTTATTGATTACTTGAATATATGTGCATCATCTAGATTGAAGGGTGCATCACAGGTTAATTCTTATACATACATTAAATCAATTGCAGAAGAACTTAGAGGTCTTGCAGTTGAAACAAATGTTCCAATCATGTCAGCAACACAAACAACAAGAAGTGGCTTCGGTTCAACAGACATTGGACTTGAAGATACATCTGAATCGTTTGGTTTACCAGCAACAGCAGATTTCATGTTTGCTCTCATCTCTAATGAAGAACTTGATGCCCTCAATCAAATTGTAGTCAAACAACTCAAAAACAGATACAATGACCCTACTATGAATAAAAGATTCGTTTTAGGTATTGACAGAAGTAAAATGAGATTGTATGATGTAGATAATAAAGAACAAGAGGATTTGGTAGATAGTGGTCAAGATGATGAACCAGTATTTGACAAAGGTAAATTTGGAGCTAAATTTAAAGATCACAAGTATGATGGGTTCAAGGTTTAACCTCTTATAAATAGTACATAAATATAAACTATATGTAAATGGAGCCATTGAAGTATGTCATTACGAAAATCTATTCGTCAACTTAGACCTATTCAAGAAAACTTTACTGCACCTATAGATAAAGTTCAATCTTTTTTATCTGAAGATATTGATTTGCCTAATGATGTATTGGATGGGTTTGAACACACACAAACAGATAAATCTGAAAAATCAAGAGTTAACATCAAAGTTTTGTCTGCTGATAGAGATAAAGACAGAGATGAAATTCTTAGACGATTAAAAAATGCTGGAGTTACAGCAAATACTACACCTACAAATTCTTCGGTTGATCCTATTGATGGCACATTTGATGGAAGAAATTTCCGAATTGATGTAAAACCTAAATCTGGTGGTATGGGAGAAAGTACTCTTAACTCTAGTATTACTGAACTTTTTCCTTGTGTTGCATTTGAAAAAAAGTTAAATCCTAAAAATATTGAAGATTTTATGGAAAAATTGATGGGTGTCAATTTGTCTACTTGTAAATCCATTATTAAATCAGATTTAGTAGCAGCAGAAAAAACTGTAAATGATGCTGAAGGTTCTTCAAAATATAAAGAAAAAATGGAAAACGCTTTAGGTGTATTAAAGTTTATTAACGATCAACATAATGACAAACCTATAAAAAATGTTTATTGGGGATATCGTGGTAAACCAAAAGGCGTACCATCAAATCACCCCGGCGATATGTTTATTCAATATGCCGATAATAAAATATTAGGTGTTAGTTTAAAGGCTGGTGGGAAAAAAACAAAAGAACCACAACTTAATACATATCACAATGCTATATTTTTAAATTCAAGGGGGCCTAGTTTTAATGATAAATCTGGTCTTGAATTTTTAAAAAAAGAAACATACACAAAAGTATACTCTAAAATTAAAGGTATTCCTCCTATTGACAATTTTGATGGTGGTAAAACTGGTAGACATAAAGATAAGCAATTATCTATAAATGCAATTAATAAATTATCAAAAAAAGAAAGTGATACATATTATAACCAGTATTTAGAGATAGTCCGTCAATCTCTCATAAAAAGATTTAATAAAAATAAAGATGAAAGTATAAGATATATAAAAGATGCTATACTAAGAGAAGCTCCAAATGTACCAACAATTGTTATAAAGGCAATTGGCAATTCTTATGAGGAAGTAACTGATAGAGATGAACTTGGAGTATTTTTACCACAAGTAAAATTTGTAAAAGCATATAAAGGTTCTGGTAAACAAGATTGGTTAATTGATTTAAAATCTGGAAATGAAGTTGTTTCATTATCTATGGCAGTTCGTTCAAGTTCTGGTGGTAAATTGAAACAATGGAGTTTGAAAGTAACCTATAACGGACTGAAGTAATGATATCATTCGCACAAACATTAACAGAAGACAAGGGTGGTAAGAATTTACACCTAGAGCATCTAGAAGATGAAATCATTAACTATGGAGTTGATGGTGGTAGAGCTGCAATCAACTTCCTACGTTCATTAAGAGATATGCTTGCTGGTAATGCTCGGTCTTCAATCAACATGACTGTCAAGTGGGATGGTGCGCCTGCGATATTCGCTGGTATTGACCCAGAAGATGGTAAGTTTTTTGTTGCAAAGAAATCAGTATTTAATGCAACTCCAAAACTCTATAAGACAAACGCAGAGATTGATGAAGATGGACTATCTGGTTCATTGAATAGTAAGTTCAAGATAGCACTTGCAGAGTTTTCCAAGTTAGGTATCAAAGATGTACTTCAAGGCGACTTGATGTTTACATCAGAAGATAAAGGTAGTGAAAAAATTGATGGAAAGTCTTTCATTACATTTCAACCTAACACAATCGTATATGCTGTAGACCCCACATCAGATATTGGCAAACAGATTAACAAAGCAAAGATTGGTATTGTATGGCATACAACATACACAGGTAAAGCATTACAGGATATGAAAGCATCATTTGGTGCAGATATTAAAGGATTATCTAAACCAACATCAGTATGGATGGATGATGCAACTTACAAAGATGTATCAGGTAGTGCTACAATGAACTCAAAAGAAACAGAATCAGTAACAGCTGCACTTTCTGCAACTGGTTCTACTTTTAAAAAGATTAACTCAATGCAACTAAAGAAGTTTCTTAATCTACAGGAAAGTATGACAGGTGCAATCGCTGGTGCATCTCTTAAAACATACAATAACAGTAAGG